TCTCCTGCATATATGTATTTTCAAGTTGCTCTTTGAACTCTTTTACAAAATTATAATCAGTTTCAACTAAATCTTTATTAGTTTTCATATCTTTGAGAATTTCATTAAATGTCTCAAGGTATTTATTTTTTATTTCATCAGTTGCATCTTCTATCTGATCAGCAAAATCTTCATATGTTCCCATTCTTTTTACAACACCCGGAGCAAAGCACATCCAAATCTTCTGTTTCCGTCTGTCTGTATTTATGCTTACCGCCCACTCTCCCGGTTTCATTTTCTCAGGGTCAAAATCAGCTTCCATTCCACGTCTTACATATATTCCCATTAAACCTTTAACTCCTTTCCATTCACATATATATCGCCGGTAAGATTCATCGTTCCAGCTCCTATACATGTAAAATCAATTTCTCCATAAGATTCTATCTGCACTCCATATTTTGTTATTCTGATAAATGAGCCCTTCGACGGCTCTCCTTCTCTCGGTGCTGCATAAATCTTTACTCCTCCGTCAATTACCTGTAAAAATATTCTTTCATTATCATCCGCTTTAAATCCGTCTTCCGTAATCTCAAGATTTCCTATCTTACCTTTTTTTGCATTAAGTCCGGCCTCGTCCCATGAACCAATTACATTGCCTAAAGAATCAAGAATTTGTAAAACTCCCTGTGTATTATCTTCGCCACCAAGTACAAGCGTTCCACCGCCGATATAGTCAGCTGCTATCTTATTTGCAGCTATTGCGTCCATTATCATTTTTGCTGTCATGGTAAAGCCATACGGATACGTCTTACCTCCGTCCATACTTAATGCAATTGCTTCCGCTGTCCATTTCGTTATAAATGTGCTTTCCTCAAGCGTAGGCTTATCGTGTGTATAATACACATATCCGCCTGTCTCTGATTTCTGCTGTGTAGTATAAAACCCTGAACTTTTTGCTATCTTTTCTGACAATTCTTTTTGTAATTTTTCTCTTAACCCTCTCTCAATCTGAACTTTTCTATCTGCACTGCTGTCTGCCATCTTTAAAAGTTTCGTAACCGTAGAATTTCCTGTGTTTTTATTCGATTCATCACTTTTACAATCACAGCTTATACTTGTTTTATCCCTAATTGTGTATGTTATTCGTGTCGTATAGCAATCGTACGAATTCCCCTTATAATCTTCAACACATACAGGATCCATTGATTCAAGACGAAAATCCGACCGTATTTTACCCGACAGTTTTCTGAATCTTAAACCTGCGTATTTCCTTACAAGCACATCTAGAACTGTTCTTACATTATCTTCTGTTATTAGCGGATTACCACTTATATCAAGTACATAACCGCTCTCACCTGTCATATAAGTTACATCATCTATCTTCACAGCAATTCCTGTTATTACAGTGTCATCTGTTGCTGCTGTTAAATCACTTATATCGTACTTAATTGTTATATCTTTTCTGTCTCCAAAAGTTCCGCCGTCAAATGTATATCCCGAATTGTAATCTGTAAAATTACCTCCGTCAGCATTATCTCCGGTCATATAATTATCAAGATGCCCTCCGTCAAGATTGTCATCTTTTTGAAATACCCTTTTATAGTCGCAAATTATGAGGATTCCCTCATCATTTGCTTTTAAAACACTTCCGGCACACTGCATTATGTAACCTGCAAGCTGCCTGTATGTTGTTATGCTTTTATCCAATTCATTTATAAGCATATCTGAATTATCAAACTCAAGCGTACCTAGTGTAATCCCACAATTATCTGCCGCGGCTTTTAACGCTTCTGCATAAGTACATGGCAGTTTTAGGCAATCGGCATCCATGTCCTTTTCAAGTTTATATACATTGTCATAACATGTAAGACTTAACATACCACCTGCATATTTCGGTGTCTGCACTGTATATATTCCTCTTTTATATTCCGCTTTATTATTTATAATGTACGGAATTACAGCTGCACCATTAAAATTATATGTAGAATAATACTCGTCATAATTCAGAAGACTTAACGTAAGAACTTTTGCTGATGTAAATCCGATATTAAACGATTCGCTTTCGCTTGAAACATCTTCTATTGTCAAGCCATCACTCATTATCCTTGATTCATCTACATTGATAACAGTTCCATCAGCAAGCTGTATTACAGCTCTTGCACTATCAAGTCCTTTTCTTTGAACATTTAACATCTTTACACCTCAATTCTGCTGAATTCCAAACTCCAATACACTTTGCCGTCAGTGTCAGCACTAACAAATGCTGCCTTTCTGTCTCCAACATAAATATCTGTTTTACACATTTCATATGGATTCCTAACATCCATATACTGCATTTCTGCGTATTCTATACCGTCAACTGCATTTGCTATTTCTGCTGCCTTTTTCCACTCCAATTTGCTCCATTTTAGAGGAATTGAATCTTTTACGGCGATTACATCTTTATGTGCCCGTCCGTCAAGCGTTCGCCCTGTCTGCTGTGTGCTTAAATCAGATATTGTCTGTGAATATTCATCAGGCAGGGGAAGTTCTACCCCTGCCAGAATTAAAACCGGTTTAAATTTCGCCATTGCCACTCTCCTATATACCAAGAAGCGGGTCTATTCCCGTTCTGTCTTTTTCCTTGTGATATTCTTCAATAAAAGCTTTGAAAAATGCTGCCATTTCACCTTTAAGGTTTACAAGGACTTCAACTTTCTGCTGATTTGTGAGACCTGCAAGCTCCTCACGCATTATCTGACGTATAAGGCTCTCCGGTGCTTCAATATTCTTTCCGTTCTTCTGATCGCCAAGTACAGCAACAAACGGACTGTTTGCCGGAATAACCGCACCTTTGGCAAGAAACGGAATCTGAGGAGCTTCTATATCCGGAAGAAATCCGAATGGGTGTCCACCAAGAATATTAATATTTCTCATTCTTGAAAAGATATTCCCAAGCGTATTA